AGTGGAATCACGAGTCGAATTACGAGTAAAGTTTGCAGCGTAGTTACCAGTATAATTGCCTATAAAGTTACCAGTAAAATCACTTGTTGAATTCCTAGTTGAATCACGAGTAAAGTTTGCAGCATAGTTACCAATAAAGTTACCAGTATAATCACCTACAAAATCATCAGTAGAATTACGAGTAAATGCTGCACCATCGTAAACTGCATCATAATTACCAGTATAATTTCCTATAAAATCATTTGTTGAGTTACGAGTAAAGTTATCTGTAGAGTTTCGTGTAAAAGTACCAATATAATCAATAAATGCACCAACATAGTTGCCTTCAAAATTGCCCTCATATTGTATTTGAGAGTTTCTTGTAGAGGTTCTGGTATAGTTTACATCAGCAGTTGTCTGTTTTGTATCAGTAGCCGTACCTTTAGCAACCCAGGTGCCGGGGGCAGTAGGAGCACCTTCAGTACCAGTTCTTAATAAGTACGTGCCTATAGATGTAGCCATAATTCTATTCTGGGCAATTTTACCGAGGCTATATCCAATCTGACCTAAAGTTGCTTCTTGAAGTCCAGTAAAAGATGATCCTTCATCTTGTGGTGTGCCTTTGAGCCGTACATATTTAACAGTAGATGGTGCCGTCATAGAAGTACGTTTCCAAATACTATAATTAAGAGCAGTACCATCTGTACGGTTATCTGTAAATACATTAGAAAGTGCAGCACTATAATCGGCACTGGGCGCACTTGTTGCAAGTTTATATGTACCAGGGTAATCATTTTCGTGAATAATTTTATTCAAGCGATCCACAAGAATATTGGTATCTGAGTCTGCCATTTCTTGCAGGTCACCATCTGCTGTGAAAGCAATGGGTCTACGGAAACCATCTGAATCTACAAGTGTAGTGGTACCTGATCTTTGGTAAATTATTTGGTTTGTGGTAGTAGTAGTACCAACCGGATCACCTACATTATCATCAAATTGTGTATCAGTAAAGGTACCAATAGCATCGGCGCCAGCACCAGATGTGTTAATTCTGCTAACTGAAGTATTGGCAATAGTGGATAATTTTAACCCTGCTCTGTACGCCAGAAAATTCTCTTCGGCCGAATCATTATATCGTTGAAGATCACCATTGGTGCCTTCTAACTTGAGAGGTATATTTGTCGCTGATCGTGCCATAGATAACCTTATGCTGTTCGAACATATAATGTATAAGTATCTATAGTAGTACTAGTTGCCTGTATTGTCTCTCCGCTATAGTTGCCAGTATAATCACTAGTAGAATCACGAGTTGAGTCACGAGTAAAGTTTCCGGCATAGTTACCAGTATAATCACCAGCAAACTGGCCTTCATATTCACCATCATAGTTTCCAGTAAATGCACCTTCGTAGTTGCCTACAAAATCACCAGTATAGTTTCCGCTAAAATTGGTTTCATAATTTCCAGTGAAAGCAACGTCAGATGGTCTACTGTAGTTGCCAGTATAAGCTCCCATATAGTCGCCAGTATAGTTACCAGTAAAGTTACCTGTATATGCAGAAAAGAGCTGTGTAGAATCACGAGTTGATATACGAGTAAAATGTTGAGCTTCATCAATACCGCCTAAATAATCACCAGTATATGTAATAGACCCTGTATAACTACCGTAGTTTGCTGAACCAATGCTTTGTCGAGTATATGGGTTATTAGTTTCTTCGGCAGGTCTTACAGTGACATAATCACCAATAAAATTACCTGCATAGTTTCCAACATAATCTTGAAGATAATTTCCTATAAAATCATCTGTTGAGTTACGAGTAAAATCATTAGTGGAACTACGAGTAGAATTTCTGGTAAAAATACCATCATAATTGCCAATAGAGTCTCTGGTAAAAGTCCCAGAATAGTTGCCAATGTAATTACCAATAAAGTTACCAGTAGAGGTTCTGGTATAGTTTACATCAGCAGTTGTCTGTTTCGTATCCGTGGCAGTGCCCTTAGCAACCCAAGTACCAGGATCAGTAGGCACACCTTCGGACGCATTTCTTAATTGATAAGTACCAATACCGCCAGCCATAATTCTTGTTTTGGCTCTTTGCCCAAAAGTGTATTGGATCTCAGCAGCAGTCATACTTTTTAAATCAAAAGTATTATGTAATATCTGTGGAGCAACCTTAGTAGGTACAGTACCACTGGTTTTTATCCAAATGCTATAGTTAATTGATGTACCATCTGTTCTTGTATCAGTAAACACATTGGAAAGCGCTGCTGTCCAATCACCACCAGGAGAACTAGCAGAAAGTCTACGACATCCAGGATGCTCGTTTGCAAAAGTTTTCAAAAGCACTCTGTCAACGATAGTATTAAGTTCTGTGTCATTTGCAGCTTTGAGTGCTACAACATCACCTGTTGCAGACCTATCAAAAATCACAGGTTTATGAAAGTTTCCTCCGCTTTCAGAGGCTGTTCCATTTTTCTGTTTCAGTGTTACAGTGGTAGTAGTAGTTGTAAGAGATCCATCGTGGATTCCTACGGCATCATCGAAACTAGTATCAGTGAATGTGCCAACTGTAGTACCACTTGATGTATTTAGACCAGCTACAGTACTACCAGCCGTATCAAGAGAAAGTCTTAATCCTATTTGATAAGCTATATAATCTTCTTCAGCGTGAGTTATTTTTGTTAAGTTACCGTCACCATCGGTTTTGAGTAGGGCATCCACAGTGTTAATCCTTTAATTAAGAAGCGTCCCATCCGAATCAAATATGCTAGGCACTTTTCTTGTCCAAATAAAGTTACCAGACCCATTAGAAGCTAATGCTCTATATTTTGTTCCGTTACTATCTATACCTGCAATTTCAGATACTGCGATAGAGTTTGTGGTCACCGCAATTTCACCGTTGCTGCTATTGTACGTAATCGAGTTACCACCGCTGAGTGCAGCTCTTGGTGCAGATGTTTCTTGTGCTTTCAGTTCGTTGATAGCTCCTACCAGATCACTTGCAGTTGTATTCAAAGAACCAGCTGTAACTGTTCCAGAAAATGTTACGTTTGCACCTGCGAATGTTGCTGCAGTTGTTGTGCCTGATTTAATAATCAAGTTTCCGCTTGTATTAGTAAGTGAACCGAAAGTAGTACCAGCATCTTTAAGGAATACATCACCACCATCAGCATCGAGTGTAATATCACCAACCGCATCAAGAGTCAAGGCATCAGATGCTGCAATGGTTTGAGTAGATGTACCCATGGTAAACTTAATTTGTTCTCCAGATGTAACACCTTGGAAGAATACATAATCACCAGTTGGTTTTAAATAAATGTCACCTGATGTTGAAGTTTGCAGAGTTAAATTTCCGCCTGCTCTTGTAATCTCATTGGCATCAATAGTAGTGTTATCAACGACAACCGAGGCAAATGTTACAGCATCATTATGTCTTGCAACTTGCTCTTTGTCGGTTTTAGTACCGATTTTCCAATAGTTGTTAGTTTCATCCCAGAACAGTTCAGCAGAGTCTTGAGTACCACGTCTGACACTTAGTGTTGCGTCATAAGTTGGAGATGATGGAGTTGCACTAGCAGATGTGCCATCCATCAATCTAATCTCGTTCGAAGCATTTAGCTGAGTACCAGTTGTTGTAAGATTACCGTTGATTGTGATATCAGAATCAAATGTTACAACACCGTGGAATTGGCTATTGGATCTACCGCCATTTGCAGTAAAGGTTACACCTTTTGCATCACTTGTTGAACCAGAAGCAATTCTAAGTTCTCCACCTTCTGTTCTTAAAGCACCAAACTGTGTTCCACCATCATCAAGTTCTATGACACCACCATCAGCATCAAGATTAATATTACCAGCAACATCTATTTTTAAGGCATCAGATACTGCGATAGTTTGCAAGGTTGTGCCCATTGTAAACTTGATCTGTTCATTAGAAGTAGTGCCTTGAAAAAATACATCGTCACCAGTAGGTTTAATGTAAATATCCCCACCAGCACTTACAGTAAGATCTCCACTTGATAGAGCAATGGAAGTATCGTCAATGTGCATATTATCAACATCAATGCCACCATCTGCGGTCACAAGTCCAGTTACATTGAGTGTGCCTGTTGTTACCACATTACCCGTTGAGTTGGCAACTGTAAACGCCCCATCCACATCAATGCCCCCATCAAGTGATGCAAGACCAGATGCGTTGATCACACCGAGAGTAGATGTTCCAGTTACTCCAAGAGTTGTTCCTACGGTAATACCAGCAGTAAATGCAGCAGAGTCACCTTTAATACCATCTAAGTTTGCAACACCATCTACGTGTAAATTTTTCCATTCTGCGCCGCTTCTACCAATTGAATATGTATTATCGGCATCTGGAATAAGGTTTGAAGCAATGTCTGCATTAAAATCTACTGTATCAGCAGAATCATCACCAAGTCCGATACTGCTACCAGACCCTGCTTTGAATGTGACTTGACCATCTACAATTAATGTACCACCTAATGTAGTATTACCACCAACATTTAATTTGCCATCAATAACTACATTGTTTTGGAATTCAGCGCTGTCTTGAACAATCAGTTCTCCAGCAAGGTTTGTATTACCATCTACTACAATATTACTTCGAAACTCAGCACTATCTGTAGCAACTAGTTCAGCAAAAGTAACATTAGATGTCTTTAGAACTGCTTGATCTAAAAGTTGATCCACAGAATCCAATCTATAATCAACTTCGTTAATTGCTTCGGTTAAACTTGAATCAGCGCCAGAAAAAGTTTTTGCTGAAAGTGAACCAGATCCAATCCCTACAAATCCACCAGTTGTTAAGGTAGCAAGATCACCTACTTTATTAGTGAGATTATTAAACTCATCCTTAAAAGCATCAATTCTATTAGTTAACCGTATATAAGCTTTTGCCATATCATTGCTTCTCTATTAATTGTTTTAGCAAGGATTTTATTTCACTCACATCATTTTCTAGTGCTTGCAGTTTTAAATCTTTTTGTTTTCTTTCATTCCTGATAGTTCTTAGCCTTTCAGCTTCACTCTTATTTATATTAATAATAGCGCCATTATTAGGGTCTCTTACAAGATCAGTATGACCTTTTACTTTAATCATATTATGTACCTAATGCAATAACTGTAAGATCTCTAACTCTAGGTACAATGCTTTGATTTGTTGAATTCATAACTAATTTTACTTGGAAGGTATTAAATTCATCAAGAGTATCTGCTGATAATGCACCAATGGTATGTTCATACTCTCTAAACTGTTTTTGTCCGGGGCTTTTACCAGGATCTGCATCCACAGTTGTTTCAATAAAGCTGGTTTTAGTGAAGTCTGAATCTGAACCTATCCTTGCTGTTCTATAGAAAACATCAATTGTAGTACCTTCCTGTACATTCGCTGCATATATAATTTTAAGACCTGTGGCAGGTTCTTCAAGTGTAATTGGTTTTGTAATATGTTTAGCAAGAGATGTGCCATTTTCTGGATGAGTTTCTGCGACAAAATTCAATGGAACATTAAACCCTGTTGTTGCTGCCGAATCCTGATTGTCAATAATATTACCGATAAGAGTTAAATTTGATCTCTGTGCATCAAGGAAAGGCGCGACTTTATTACTACCAACATCAGTAGAAAATGTAGCCGACAAAACAGTAGATTGTGTAATGGAATGAAGATCTTCATTTGAATCATTCATAACTACATGAGGGTTATCAAGAATTGTGTCCTTATCATTAATCAAAGCTACATTTGAAGTTGTTCCGTACGCTGTCTCTGTTCCGGCAAAAGATTTTGATGTAGTTAAATTACCCGTGATAGAAAAACTACCAGTGTTTCTTGGGTTGTAAACTCCAATGCTTGGTTGAATTACATCATATTTAATTTGTGAAGTTGCGATAATGTTTGACCCACCAAATTCAACAGCAGAATCAGCATTTCCTCCAGCATTAAATTTATATCCAGTACCATCAATTGCAGTTACTGTTCTTCTACCATTTAGGTTTGTAGCTGTAATGCCGTTTACTGTTCCAGAGACTCCACTAATAAACACTCTATCATTTACCTGAAACCCATGATTTGGATGTTGTACTCTAATAACAGCAGAACCAGCAGTTCCAGTAAACGGATCATTGATTAGAGATTCTTGATCTGTATTTGCATCAAAAAACTTAGCAGTGGCAGTCGTAGCTGCAAATTTTGCAGAATATAGATTATATTTTAAATCTGTATCCAATTCAGGTTGATACGAAACTCCTGTATTACCTTTAAATAGATTTCCTGGAGCAACATTTTTTGTAATTTTATTTGTAGTAGATCCTAAATTAAAATCAAGAACTTTAGCCGCCCAAACTTTATATGAATTCTGCTCATTTGAAAAAAGAGTGAAGGCATATAATTTGCCAGGTTTTATGTAAATCGGTTCATCAAATTCAAATTGAGTTTCAACACTTGCATCTGAGGAAACGGTAATCGCACTTTGATTTTTAGTAACTTGAGACCCAGGTATAACTTGATAAATGTTTGGAGCTCCGCCCTCTTCAACATTCCTAAGTGCAAGAGTAATTGGATACGTTGATGATTTTTCTTGAAAATAAACACCAATTTTTGTCAAAAAACAGCCATGGGCATCTGACACAATAAAAGTTTGTGCCATAGGGTTAACAAACTGGTCCTTTTGAATACCTCTTTTAGAACTATATGCCATTTAATATTCCTTTAAGTTTAAAAGCTGCAATCGGCATCACCGAAACCACCAGCACCAGGAGAACCTGGGCCGCCACAGCCTTTGTTATGTACCAAGATACCGTTTGCGTAATAAGTATGATTTCCACTAAGACCTAAGTTATACAGTTGAAGTTCTGGTTCTCTTTCCTGTGGTAACCAAGATTCGATTTTCATCTCACCATCTTCAGTTACAAGAGTTGTTCCTACATTAATGTCAACGAGATGTCCACCATTTTCTTCCATTACTGCGTCATATGTAGATGGTTCTTTTTCTCTAAATGTATTCACATTAATAGAACCCCAACCTTCTGGAGTCATCAACGGGTGTTCTTCAGATACAAATGGTTCAGCACCATTGAAGCCATACAACAACCTTGAACCGATAGGAGTAATTTCAATATCTGTTACCTCGTTGCCGTGAACATTACCGCACTTATCACATTCAGAACTTTTCACAATATCACCGCGTCTAATTGCAGAGATGTGTTTTGTGGATCCATCTGCCATTGTAATAAGTGTATCGGCAGTGAAACACGTTGGTTCAGCATAAGGTGGTGTAATAGTTGTTGTATATCTTTGATCAGATACAGATAGTGCAAAATCATATTCTCTTGTTACCAAGTATTCTTCTTGAGATACTCTCAACTCACCTTCTGCTATAAACACCCCTTTTGTATATGATGTGGCATTAGAAGTTTTATGAGTCTTAACATCAGTAATAAGTATTTCACGTCTACCTGTATTAAATTTTATGCTTGATGTATTTGGAATGAGAATATAACCAGATAAGGCACCATTACCATCAGTAGTATGTGTTGTTGCGCCACCGAGTGTTGCAGGATATCCTGTTACATTTTTCCATCTATTGCCCATTTTTCTGTAAATAGAATTGCGAGCAAGACTTGCTTCTGGAACAAACCCGCCAGTACCAGACGATGTGCTTGCATAATCACTTAATTCTGTTTTATCCATAAAGATATAATGTCTTGTATTGGGTCTCAAACCGGTTGCTCTGATAGAAACAAATCTTGAACGCATCTTTTTAATTTCAGATTTGCTAACGATTTTTTCACCTAATGATTCTACAACAACTTCACTTCCACTAAATGTCCATGTTTTAGTGGTTTGAGTAGTAGTTTCTTCACCTGGTCCTGTTCTCGTAATGGTGACATTAGTTTTCTCATCAATAACATCGCCAACTGCGTATTGGTTAGCATCGTCTGCTGTGATACCTCTCCAAGTAGCATCCCAATCTTTATATTTATTGCCATTAACACTAATTTTATTGCCACCATCAACTAACTTATCAGGTGCGTCCGAGTCCTCATACCAAATATCTGATCTGGGAGACATTTGTAAAGAGCCAGTCATAACCTGAGTTCCTACTGGGTTTACAATAACAGCTCTTGATGCTTTTGTCTGAGACTCCAAAATCTGATGTGAATATTTAATATAGATGTTATCACCAACACGTCTTGTATTTGTCGATGATGCCGAGTCATAGACTAACGGAACAGAGTATGATCTAAAATTAGGTCTAATTTCATTTTTAATTAAATCTCTAGATGATCTGTAATTAGGATCTTTTGTATCTGTACCAATATCATTAACAAAATTATCTACAAAAATACCAGATTTGAATCTATTTAAACCAGCACTATCATAAACATTAATATTCTGTCTTTGTAATTCTAACATACTAAGAGCAGTCTGCTCTTCCAAATCATCAATTCTTTTTTCAAGTAATCCAATATCTCTCATGGTATAACGACGGTTATCTTTATATGTTACCGTTTTATCCTGATCGTTAATCATATACGGATTCAGCGTAATAGATGCAATCTCCATTGTGCCTTCACCAAGAGTTGGATATTCTGGGCTAAATGCAGGATCTCCAAATTTTACACCAACATAACCATCTCTATGTACAAAAGCCTTACCTCTTTTACCGAGATAATAATTCACATCAAGATCAATAGATGCTGTGTTTCTAGGCAATGGATGGATAATAGCACCAGTAGAAGTAAAATCATCTGAGCTATTTGCTTTACGAGGTCTAAAATCTAGTACATTGTAAAGAGATACAACATTACCATTGTTTTGTCTATGACCAGGAATGTCTTGATAGTTAACTTGACCATCGTATGAGTTTACTGCAAAGAAGTCACCTGTAGATCCATGGTCAAAGAACCTATATGTAATATTAATATTTCCACCAGGTGTTGGTTTACCAGAAATAAGTGTTACAATACCTGGTCCATAGAAGTTATCTCGTTGCCCATTATCAAGAGTAAAGTTTCTTGTAATATCTGTACTTGTTTCAACATCTGTAATAGATGTAATGTCAAAAATATCACAACGGTCTAAAGTAAAACTACCGCCACTTAAAGCAACGCCATTCTGAGACCTTGATGTAAGTGTTTTTGTTCTCGCCGTGGCAACTCTTTTCTTCTGGTAATATAAAAATGTAGCAGAAGAACTTGTGGGTAAGCCAGACAATGTGACTTGAGAAACAGATGATGCTGAAACAGTAGCATCAAAAAGTTCACCACTTGAATCAATTCCTACGATCCAAGTTGAAGCATCTGTAAGATCAAAATCAGTACTGGATCTATTGATAACTAACTCACCCGAACCATTTGTTGTGCCTGTTCCTCTATACTGTGCAGTGACAGATATATCTCTCAACTCTTCTGGTCTTTCTCTTGGAAGATCAAAAAGCAAGTTATTATTCTGAGGATCTTTGAGTTCTGCAATACCAGTTGTCTCTAATTTTACATTAAAATATTCAGTTGTACTATCACCAAGTGATCTTACAAGAGAAATATTCTTGCCAGAGTTCATGTTAACTTCAAACAGATAAACTCTATAATTTGAACCAACCTTCTCAATGGCTCTTACTCTTGCTGTACCAATAGTGCTACCACCATAGCCAGTAGTATCTCTAAGCTGAATTACTTCAAAGGTGGTAATATCAAGTAAGTTGCCTTTACCAGCATTGCACACAAAATAATTACCATATTGAGCAATGGATGATGTATTCTGTACAAGCTGAGTTGTTCTAGGTTTTGAATATATTGGTGTTACAGGACCACGAAGATAGTATCTGTGACCTTCTACATATGCTTTACCTGGGTTAAATGTAATGTCAAGATTGGCGTTATCGGAATCGTTTGTAGCAAAATCAAGAAGAAAATTACTAACAGTGTAGTTACCAGATTCTTCATGGGTTCTTCGAGCCATTTCATCACCCAAAGATGAATATGAATTAGCTGCTTCTGTTGTTTCAACAATAACACCATTTACAACTTTTGCAGTTTCAACAAATCTTTCATCAGAATCAACATTCGATTCTTCTGTTAAGACTAATTTAATTTCATGTCTATCAGCACCGGGTGCTGCTAAGTTAAGAGTTGCACCTGAGTTATCAAATAATTCTTGTTCATCACTTGATGTGATGATTCTTTCTACTACTTTAAATCCGACATTTGTTGTTGGTTTATCATTATATTTCCCAATAACAATATCTTCTGCTTTTTTAAAAACAGCATGGCCATCAATATAAAATCTACCAATTTGTTGACGCACTACAGCTGAGTTACCGATTGCTGGATTTGCTGCAGTATTTGTTGTTTGGATTTCAAGAACAGTACCGCTAGTATCTCCAGTAATTGTTCTACCTGGAGTCAGATCAAGAGCAGCTGTTGTGTCACTAGGGACTTGACCATTTGAATCAAGAATTTGTACGAAAATTGTGGCAGGATCAGAACTTGTGGCAACTACTGCTTTTAGTAATTTAATTTTAATTCCTGAAGTAGCTTCAGTGAATGTTTCTCCAGTAATGGTTGTAAGATCGGTAGGTAAAGAATTAGTAGTTGTATTCAGTTTTACAAACTTAACATTCTGTTCCAGATCTATTCTACCGCCCGAAAGTGGTGCACCCGTTCTATAAATTGCACCTAAAGCAGCTGCATTATCTTGAATAAGAATAGTTTGTAACTGATTCAGTTCTCTGCTTTGCAGACCACGACCAGAATTAAACAAGATTTGATAATAGTTATCACTATCTTTATAATCATCCTTATATTGAGTAAGGAATAAATTTTTAATTACCTCGGTTGCCATGTTTAATCCTTATATCTCTATGATAACTTTAATATCTTCTGTTTGATCTGCTGCTCTCAATACGGCTGCTCTATTCTCAACATATAAAACATCTCCGGTAAATGGCATTGCTTTTGGTTTTAAGTTAAATCCAGAGCTAAGAAGTGTACCAGTATTAGCATCGGAATCTGTAAGACCTTCACCTGCTTGGAAAGATTGAAATCCTGTTGCCTCTGTTTGATGATACCAAATTTCATCCGAATCTGTTTTATCTATAATGGCTTTAGCTCCTGATGTATCACCTGTTACGGTGCTACCAATAGTAAAAGAAAGACCTGTGGCTGTTGACATTTTTAATCTATACAAAGCATTTGCCGCAGTTGCAGTAACAGCAGCTCCAGCTGAATCAAGTGGGTTTCTAACAATACCGATTTGTCTAAAATCATTGCCAATAACAAACTCATTTGTTTCTGTTCCGTTTGGCTTGATGTTAAACATAATCGCTCTTGATCTTAGGTCATTTCTAGGATCAGCACCAAAACCTCCTACTGGACCTAAATTAACTCTTGCTTTAGCAGCAGTAGTAGGAGAACCACCTGAAATAACAGCTTCAGCAAAATCGTAACCAGATCCGATAAGAAGTGTACCGGCTGATTCACCCATTTCAATTTTAGTAACAACACCGCCTGATACCGTAGCAATCGCACTTGCATTGCTCCCGTTACCTTTAATTGTTACCGTAGGAGTAGATGTATAACCAGCACCGCCATTAGTTACAGTAATACCACTTAATGAACCGCTAATAGCTGCATCTTGAATACCTTTTTGTTCTTCTAACTGAGACAAAGATGTAACATTTCCAGAACCATCTGAATCAAGCTTACCTTGTTTTAAAACTGGATGGAAATTAGAAGAAAGAAAAGCAGTCTGATTTGGCGTAGTCATAGTGTATAAGAATTTCCACGCATAACCATCAGTATATGTTCTCACAGTAGTTAAAACACCGGTAGGTTTTACTGTGGATGGAGTTGCAACACCAAGTGAATTTCTACCTTGTTTTACACATAGATAAACAGCATTAGTATCGGTCATTACATAATATGGAGAAGTAGGATGACCAGCAGCATTATCATTATATGCGCTGTAAGTTGTACCAGTCGTCCAGTTATTTCTCGGAACAACATAACTAAAATCAGCAACTCTTTTCATGGATTGTAAACCAAGGCGGAAGTTTCGGATTTCTCTTTCGGTTTGCGCTGGATTTGGTGCAACATCCGAATCATTCCATTCTTCTGACTTACCTATGCCAATATAATACTTGGCGCCTGCAGAGTCCGTAATATCATCAAAAATATCTTGAATGACTTGTTTTTTCAAGTTTTGTGTAATAATTGCTGCCATTTTTTTCGCCTTAAGTTATGCTATGATTACTCGATTGCCTAGCCCACCAGCGGAGTCTAGTCCAATCAAATACCAGCCAACAGTAGCACTGCCAGCAGTTGTTGCGTTGTATACTGCGTCAATTGCCGCTTTACTTTGCACTGTAAATGTAGTACCTTGAGCAAATGTTGCAGGTGTGATTGTTACTGCACCAGTATTAATATTTACAAATCTCATGACTTGACCACCAACACCATTTGCAAGAGTGTTAGTGCCCGCAGTAGACTGGTTTAAAAGTGCCACTGGAGCTGTCAGCGAAATAGCAGAAGATCCGCTTGCGGTATAATCTGAATCTTCAAATCTAAATGCTTTTGTTTTTATAGTACCAGTACCCTTTCCTTCAAAAACCATATTGATATTTGTATCGGTACCAGATGCTACAATACTAATATCATTTCCTGTAGTATTACTGTTAATTGTAGGAAAGTTTACCGCAGAAGAAACTGTAGGTAGACCTAAAATAGGATTACCTCCAGAGTCTTGTATCTGGGTGCCAATATGAGGATTTCTTATGACAGGTGATACATATCTTTTTGTGCCGCTAAGAACAGATGTTGAAGTATTTGTAACAAGTGTATCACTATCAGTAAGTGTAGGAATATTTAAATTAATATTTTTACTCATGCCAGAAGCAGTAGGTGGCACAATCTCGTAAAAGTTATTTGCTCCTTCCGAATCATAAAGATCAGTATTTACTAGTACTGGAGAAACTAATGTTTTCTTTTGCAATGTCTGTTTTACAGTAGTTAGAACAACGGTGCCAGTAGAGTCTGGCAATGTAATAGTATTATCTTGAGTTGGCTCTGTTGCAGTCAGTCGTGTTTCAAAATTATTTGCATTAGTGCCTTCAAAGACAATATTATTAGGCTCAAAGAAAACACTTGAGTTAGTGGAATCCCCACCTAGAATATTATACAACTCGGTAAAGTTGGCATTAATTTTAGTTGTAGCACCACGGAGCGTATCGCCCGTGCCGTCATTAGCAACTGTGCCACTCTGTAATACTTGTCTTGCCATTTTATATTTCCTGTTGGTTACCTTTATTTATAATAATTTTTAGTGTTTTATACAGCGGAATCTTTAAATTTGTCTTGGTCAAGAGTTTCAATTGTGTTATCCAGACTGATAGATGTTTTCAGTGATGTGCCATCTGAATCCATATCCATCGTTGGAGATGTTGTTCTTATCATGTCAAACAGCGATGGATACTGTTCTGCGTTGAATGCCAGAGAACCAAACCCAGTTGAATCTTGTGTGACAAGAGTATGAGCAGATAGAGACATTCTATCAAGATCAAAACGCCTTGTAATATCATCAGTTGTAACAATACCAGATGGTTCTGTAAGAGATGCAGGTGCCATGCTAGCAATACCTTGGTATACAACTGGTGCTGGAACACTTGGAATTGAGATAGGCATATTATCAAATGATATATCTTGGTTTTTTGAAACAATTTGGATTTCACTCGCATAATACATGCCTGCTGGGTGGGCAAAAAGTTCGTATAACTCTTTCCAATCATTCTGCTGTAAACCTATCTTAATTAAAAGACCCCAGTGCTGAAATACTTTATCATTTTGTATTCTATTATTAGTATCTGGTCCAAGAATAGAACCACCATCAGCATCATTTAAATTAAAAATAAGATCTTTACCGTAAACAATTTCTGGGTCTTCTTTAAAGAACGCTCTAAAAAATCTTTCAAAAGAATATTTGGTGCCTTTTGTCCGATAGTAGTTATTAGCAAGTTCAGCACCAGTTCTTTTGTCAAGAATACCTTCAAGGTAGTTAGCACCCAGTAACAACTCATCTTCTAAAAAAGTAAGATTAGATTGTGCAGTTTGACCAATATCTCTACTTGTTGGTAAATCTTTAATTTTAAAACCAAAATTGCCATCAGAGTCTAAATGCTCATAATACTTGTTTAATAATGTAACAAGTTTAGGATAATCTGTTTGAAAATATTCAGGCAAAGCCTTGTCAATTTGGTTATTACCAAATTCAAGTTCTCTCCTATTAATATCTCTTCTTGTTTTATCTACAGACATTTTATTTTCTTAGTTTGGAGCATCGACAATAACTGGGATAACTTTGGATGCGGTTTCATCAAAATTTAAGATTTCATTTAACTCTGGTGTGATAGCACTTTGGTTAGCAGGTGTCACAGATAATTTAATGATACCTGAGCCACCTGATAGTGCTTCAGGTTTAAATGAAACTATATTTACTTTACCAGTAAGAGGATCTACAGACCCAATATTGTTTTGTTTTACAATACCTGTTCCTAATTCAACAATTCTTAAATTAGTGCTTGCTGGAGTGTAACTACCGTCACCTTGTTGTTTTGCTGTTCTATTTTCAATTCTACAAGTAGAGCCACCTAAAACAAAGTTATTACTTACAATAACAGGTTCTATAGAATCAAGAGGATTTAGAATAGGTGTAGGGTATGTCAAATTGAAACTGTTAATTGCATTTACTGTAGGTGTAATCCTCTGCTGAACTTTTACTTCTGCTCTACTTGAAAGAATAGCGGGCGATACATCATCTACTAATGCAAGAACACTTGATCTTCTAAACGATTTATCAAATCCACCAATGTTTGTTGTAAAGTAATTAGATACAACATTTTTCACAGAAACACCCAGAGAGTTAATTGATAGAGGAGTTAACTGTGGGTTTACTTGGAATCTGATATCAGTTTCAACAAAAATATCAAGAGGATCTGCAAATTCTACTTTAAAAGATAAGACAGCTAATTGATCAACAAGGTCTCGAATGGCTTGTTTAGTATCTGTCTGTTGTTGTGCACTTACATCCGACTCAAATTTAATAGAGGTGTAAACAGTACCAAATTGAGGTTTTGGATTATCTTGACCACCCCATGTTTTAATGTCACTAATTAAAGATGAAAAATTGCGTAAAATAATTGATCTATAATCATCTGCTGTGACCATTCTATTTTGTGTTGCATACTGAAAAGGAGCATTTCTACGAATAGAAGATGCGGATTCTTTTACATCTCCACCAGCACTTTTAGATGTTGTGGCAACTGTTAGGTTGTAATTAACGCTATTCACCGCTATCTGATCAATAGCAGTAAAACTTGATCCTGTATTTGCATCTGGACCTACAGTGCTAATATAATCAACGACGATTTTACCGCCTGCTTTGGGGGCTTTACCTAAAATATCGTTAGCACCAAATGATAATTCATAAAATTCATTCGGTGATTCTTTTAAGATGTAGATGGTAGAATTTTTATTTACCGAAGTTACATTAACAATACTTTGATATGCAGTAAATGCTGAAGTGCTAAGTGAATCAAAAACATTTACCGAAACTGTATTAGTGTCCATATTTTTATCTGGAATAATATAGACATCTGTTTCATCAAATTCACCTACCAAAAATGTTTTTGTTTTTCTTGAGCCCTCAAAAACTGGAATGGATTCAGATCCGCCTTGTGTTTTAAATACATACAGACCTGCACCATCATCCTCGGCAGTAAATACTTCAGTTGTTTGAAATGTGTATGAAACTTCGTTTACAGTTGTGCTAAATCGAGTAAATCTAGGCAAATCAATAACAGAAGGTCTGCCAGAAACACCTGCTAAATTTACACTTACCTTTAAAAGTGCTCTTGATGCCGTTCTACTATCTGGTATGTAACCAATACCTGTTGCCAGAGAAACCAAAGAAGATCTTAATTGAGCAGTGTTTAAAAAAGATTCATTGATAGAGAAGTTTGCAATAAGGCCATTTAAATGAGTATTGTATGCTAACACGTCAAGAATATTAGAAAGGCCAGAAGCCTCAAAATCATAGTCAGCAAATTCCGTACTATTTTTTAATTTATTTTTTAAACTT